TTTGACTACCAGGTACTATTTGACCATTATTTAATAACTTTTGCTGAATAGTAACTAATTTATCTCTATAATTTTGTAATTGTTCTAATGTGGGTTGTTTTGAGTCTATCCCAGACATACTAATTAGTGCCATTTTTAATTTTTTATCTTTAAAATATATTGGTTGTTTTTTTTCATTAAAATTATCTAATACTGGGTCTATCCAAATTTCATTTTCACTACCAGGATATAATACCGCAAAAACATGACCTGGCGTTGTACTATTTTTATAACTTGCGAATCTATAAGCTAAAGGTATTTTAAAAATACCTTTTCTATTAAGTGAATCAAAAGTACCATTTATGAAGCTTGAAAAACTTTTACAATCACCGCCTTGTTTTATTGATAGAATTGCACTTGGTGAACGAAGCGTTTGCAATTTTGAAGGTTCAATATAGTATGGAACATATTTTTTTAAAAAATTATATACATTCTTTGCTGTATTAATATCATTCCTTCCTACAAAATATTCACTTATTTTATCATAATCGTCTTTATACTTTTCGTGATTGTCTAAAATTCCTTTTATTATATCATCAGTGTTTTGTTCATCAATTAATACTTTTTTACTATTAGTATATGCTGGTAATTTAGATAATATTAAATCTTTTGTTATCATAAACTATAAGAAAATTCTAATGGTAAAGTAATATAATCAACTTGTATAGTTCCTTTAAATGTCATATTAAAACCACCACTTCTTAATCTAGAAAATAAATTTGGTAATCCGCTATAATTAATTGTAATAGGTATAGATAATAAACTACTACCTATTTCTAATTTTGTAGGTGTAATTCCTAGAACGCTTCCAATATTTGCTTTATCTATGAATAAACTTCCTTGAATATTTTGCACAATGGCAGTAATATTAGTAGGGTTATTTATTTGAACTATTAAATTTAATGTAGGATTTAATAAAGTCATAGTAGAAAAATCTACCGACCTAAAAAATACACTAATTGCATGACCAAGTGTATATTTTCTATATAATATCCACCCTACTATAACTGCTGGTATAATCCAGATGTTTTTACGCATATTGTTGTGTATGCCATAAAATTAATCATTTTTTGCATAAAAACAAATTAAATGCTGTAAAACGCCTATAAATGGCTAAAAACAGCTTTTTTTTTATTTTGTGGAAAAAAAATTGGGTAAATGTGCGAAGTTATGAATATAAAAATATATTTTTGGCCTACTGAAGTAGGCAAAAATATATTTCTAGCATACCCCTAAATGCCTTAAAAATTTAACTTTTTTGACCTTTATTTAATAATAAATTTGTTAATATCATAAGTTTATTATTATTTTATATCGTTATTCCTATTTTATTGACTATAAAATTTAAAAAATGATGCACTTTAACTCTTTGAGTAATACCAACGCTGTATTGCTTGAAATCCAAAAACTTGTTAGAAAAAGAGAAGCGCTGGAACAAATATACCAGTTGACTCCTTATCGTAATGTAGCTATCTTATTGTCTGCAACCAACAAAGCTGGTATTGAACAGATGATTTGGATTACCAATGATATGTTGCCATTTCATATTCCTAATGAAGTGGCAAACATATTAGAAGATAGTATAGACCAGTATAATAAAGATATTTCTAGTCTTAATCAACACTTAAAAACTTTATAATGCGTAAAATTTATTACCAGGACTACATTATTTTAGTAGATGATAAAAAAAGTATTTATATCGTAGCGTTAGATATGTCCGAACACTTAACCCTAGTTTCCGCCCAACATCATATTGATTACTTAACAAAATAAAAACAAAACTATGAACAATTTAACACAACCAGCTTATCCAGTTATGCCACTCCAGGATAACTTTAAACGATTAGTAGTACCAGTACCAGGACTATCTAAATTAGAACATTTTTCCCTACAACTTTATAAAGTATATTTACAAAATAATGATGAAGTTCAAATGGCTATTAGCGACCAAGAAGATTATAACGAAAATGAAGCTAATAATCCTAGGAATATAAATTGCTTTATTATGGATAACGCTATTCAAGATGCTATAACTTTTTTAAACCTTTTAGAAGAAAAAACTAAATCCTTAAACAATGATAAGAATAATGAAGTGGCTATTTTTAACAGCTAATGGCCAGGCACTTTTGATCCTAATTATTGCTTTGTACATTTGCGGTTTACTAGAAAAAATTTAATGTGGAAAATAACGACTATAAAATAAACATTGATGAACTTCTAGCTAGTCGCAAATACAACCCTGGATACACTCCAACAAAAGATAACATTTGCTGGACCATTCAGTCAAAGCACATATCCTCACTTCAAAATTTTTCTATCATTTCGGGGTTACCTAAATCTGGAAAATCAAGTTTTGTATGTGCTTTAATTGGTAGCGCATTTGTGCCTTACGATATTTTCACAATGAAGTTGCGCTTCCCAGGGGATAGACGCAAAATATGTTTAATAGATACTGAAAGTAGCGATTATGACTTTTGGCGAACTATACAAAAAATCAAAGGATTTGCCGAACTAGAAAATTTACCCCCAAATTTTGATGCTTACCAGGTAAGGGAAGATAGTAGTGGCGCAATTAGGCGAATGGTTGAACGCTATTTAGAATTAAATCCAGATTGCTCAATTTTAGTTTTGGACGGATTATTGGACTTAATTAATGATTTGAATGATACTACGCAAAGTTCATTATTAGTTAAATGGTTAAAAAAAATAACCAAACAATTTAATATTCTTTTAATATCTGTTTTACATCAAAGTAAATCAACTTTATCTACTACTGGACATATCGGAAGCGCTAGTGATAGATTTGCACAAAGTACCCTAGATGTAACAAAAGATAAAGATGCTAATACATATACATTAAGTAGTCGTTTTATGCGAAGCGATAGTGACTTTGAACCAATTACATTAATGAATTTTAATGGCGTATTTCAACAAATAGAATCACAGCAAAAGGTAAACCCTGGTAAAAAAGCTAGTGATTTGGATAATATAGAAAGTAGGCGCCTATGCACCCAGATAATTAGTATTCCAATGTTTTATGCAGATATTAGCGACGAAATTGTAGAACGCACAGCAACCAGCAAAGCGTATGCAAAGAATCTAATTAAAATATGGATAAATAAATCCTGGATAGTAAAAGATAGTAAAAACCAATATAAAATTCTATAACTTTTTTAACTTTTAAATTATGATAACTTTTATTAAAAGAATGTATTTAATTTTTATTTTATTACCAATAGCTATTTGTTACGCTTTAATAGTTATGCTTTTTGCTTTGTTAGAACACCTATACGATATATCAGTAATTAAATTTAAAAAATACTAATGGTTAGTAAGTAGTCGGAAAAACAAAGCGCCCAGTTTTTAACCTGGACGCTTTGCCGACTATAAAATTCACATTTCTGCAAACTCTAACTTTTTTCAATACAAATATACTAAAATGCCTTAAATATGACGCAAAAACAAAAACTTTATTTTATTATCCAGCAACGAAGAATAGTATCTTTAAAAGACCTAGAAGATATTACAAAATGGCAAAGGATTACCATATTACGAGCTATTGCACCATTGGTCATTAAACGCAAAATTAAAGCGGTGATTAGTGAAAGCATAAGATACTTTAAAATAAACGATAAACCCCTTAAAAATGGCTAAAAACCTCTATACAGCTATTGTTTTTATGCTAGATAACTTACCAGCTAGAAAATACCGAAATATTAGCAATTTAGAACGCTTTGCGTCCTGGTGTAAATCTATACCAGCTAAATATGTCAATTTTTATGATAAGCAGACCAAAGCGTATGTAAAAAGGATATACATAAAAAAAGGGGTATAGACATACCCCTCGCTTTCATAAAACTTAAACTATGCAATCAAACCCCTTTATTTAAGACAAAAATAATGCTTTTTCTAAACTTCTGCGTCCTTTTAATCCAGCATTTATTTTACCCCCAGCATTTGCCCATAAATCAAATTGATTAGCCACCATTTGTTTACTATCCCCTCTATTTAACATTTTTAATAATGTACTTCCAGCAAAAGCGCCTTCTCCTATATTATAAGCTAAACTTGATAAAGCTAAAAGTTGATTATTTGTTACTGGAACTCTAACATTTGACATAACAAAATCGTATTTGTCTTTTGATTCAGCTATTAACCAGCGTTTAGCTGTTGCCTTATCTATAATATCAGTTTTATTTACTGGACGCTTTGCGTCCCAATTATAGCCACTTCCATAACCTACGCTATATTGCATATAATCCCATACTGGAACCGCTATAAACCCTTCAAATTGGCTAATAACATTAAATAACCTATCACTAATAGCACTAAATGGCGTATTATTTAAAGCAGTTGCTATATTTTTTCTTAACATAATTAAAATTAATGTAGTTATTAATAAACCAGTAACTATTTTCTTATTTCTAGGAATCATAAATGTCTCTATTTTTTTGAATCACTAGCTACCGCACCCAATAAAAAAGTAGATACCCCAGCAACAGCCTGGGCAATTACTTGTAGTTTACCAGTTCCACTTGTAGCAAAATAAGTAGCTATTGCACTTAATAAGCCAAATATTGTTGTTTTAGGATTTTTCATTCTTATTTTTTTTTGATTGATAAATATTAATAATAGTATAAATTGAACTGGCACCAGAGAGTAAACCTAAAAATAAGGACGCATAAGCGTTTATTTGGTTAATACTTAATAAGTAAGTACCTACACTAGCTATACTTCCGTTTATACTATTATTATGTGTCATCTTAAATTATTTCTTCTTTTTTGATTTCGCTTTCTATTGTTGCGAATGCTTGAGCAACCGCTACCGCAGTTTCTACATTTTGAAATAAACCGCCTTTAATTGCTTGGTCTATTACTTGTTTAATTAATTCTAGGGCTTTTTGTTTGTCCATTTGTTTATGTTTAAAGGTTAAAAATGTTACATTATTTGCTGTTCAAGTTCTGCTGGTGTTGGTGGTGGTATATATTCTCCAGTAATAGTTAAACCTAGAGTAGTTCCTATCCATTGCCATACATAAGCATTTGCATCACTTGAAGTATTATAAGTAATATAGTCGGTTCCAGTCATAGTAACATTACCATTTACTAATGGTACTATATTAACATCTATTTGTTCATATAATTGAAAGTAAAAAATTGCAGTATCTACTAAATTATCCGAATTAACTTGTGAATATAACACACTAGCTAATTTTGATTCTCCATTTACCCAAATTGGTTGTGGTGTAATTGTTTTCATATTATTGTAATTGATAAGATTTTATGTTTCCGTCTTGTTGTATTAATGCCGTTGCACCTACTGCGATTGATATACTTGCTACTGAACTAGCAGCATTATTTATAATAGTAGTTCCAGCAAAAGCATTTAATGTTATAATTCCAGTTCCAGCATTTTTTATCCAAAACATTTGATTTGTCCCGCTAGGATTAGGCAAAGTCCAAGTAGCTACACCAGTACCAGTATATATTGTTGTAGTTCCAGTACTTAATATCGAATATGTCGTAGTACTTACCGCCAATATATTTGGACTAAAGGCAGCAGTATATAATTGTCCGTTATTATTTAAACTAAATGTAGCATTATCAGTAGCACCATTTACATTAACTCTTGTTGCAGTATTTAATATACCGCCTAAATAATTAGTTGCAGTTCCATTCATATATAAGTTAAAACGATTAGTTCCACTTGCTATGTTACCATAAAAACCATAGTTATTAGTTGCTCCTATTAAGTTACTATTAACTGCAAAACCATATTGGTTTGTAACAATTGAACCTGCACCTAATCCGCCTTGATTAGCTAAATAATGATTTATAGTACCTAATGTAAATGATGCAACAGCAGTTGATACACTTGAACGATAATATGTAGCTGAATTTGTAACATCTGATTGGATAACTCCGTTAACATTAATGTGGTAAGAATCAATACTGCCTGTCAATGTTTTAGATAAAAATAAATTAACCCCTGTTAAGTTAGTTGCACCTATTCCCAATGAACCTGCCATATAGTTATTGGCAGTACCATTCATATAAATATTCCAACGATTAGTTCCACTTGCTATGTTACCATAAAAACCATAGTTATTAGTAGCACCAGTTAATGACGAACCAACTGCAAACCCATATTGATTAGTTACTGCACTTGTTGAACCAATTGTTCCTTGATTTGCATTAAAATGCGTTAAAGAAGATAATGTAAATGCTGTTGCTTGTGTAGAAGCTAAACTTATAAAATAATCTACTGAAGTTGTAACATCTGATTGAGTTGCTCCATCACTTACTATACCATAAGATGCAATTGCACCCGTTATATTTTTACTAACTCTTAAATTATATCCTGTTAAACTATTTGTACCAATTCCCAAACTACCACTATTTAATATTGTAAGTCTAGCAGTTGAATTTAATACATCATAAACTTGAAAACTATTAGCACCAGCATTGTATAGATTTTGTATATTCCATTTACCTACACCAGCACTTTGTAATTGCAAAGCTGAATCTGTCGTACCAGTACCATTAAAAGTAGCATTTATTCCGCTTGATGTATGAATGTCTAAACGATTACTTGCAGGAATTGTTGTACCTATACCTATTCCGTTTCCGCTTGTTGATAAACCTATTGTAGTACTTGAACCATTTGTAGTTACTTGTTGTAAAGTTCCAGTAGTTCCAGCACCAGCGTCTGCAATTAGCGTCCAGCTAGTTCCAGTATCTTCGTATATGGCACCAGTATCAGTACTAATAAATACACGACCAGCATAACCATAAGAAGGACGATTGGCGAATATATCACTATAAAACGCTGGGGTGCCTTTTTGGTTAGCTACATCAAAATTTACATTTATTCCACTCATTAGAAGTAATTTTTCTTAATAGTAACTAAATTATTGGTACCAGTACCATTAAAAGTTATTAAAAATTGTTTATTTATAATTTCTCCAGCGTTTCCGTCAATATTTAAAGATTGATTTGTTTGCAATACTAAACCATTATCAATAGTAACTGGGTTAGTGCCAACATTTGTAAAAGTAATGCTATTGCAGTTACTTGTTACAAACCCATTTTGACCATAAGTAATAAAATTAATATCGTATTCTATTAACCCAGCTTTTAATTTAAAGTCCATTTTTATATATTTAAAGGTTAAAAAAGTTAGATAATAGTAGGACAGCTTTTATACATTCCACTTATGCTTCTTCCGTATAATGTTTGATATGTATTTGCAATATCATATTCATTTTTAGGGTGTATATTATTTGTAGCATTTAGAGAAGTATCACTATTTAACATTTCGTTTATAGCTAAACTTTTAATGGTAGCTTGAGATAACATACCGCTTGAAGTTGGCACGATAGTCGGAGTTGGTAATACTGGATTAGATTTTATATTAGTATCACTTGATTTCATCATAAATTTATGAATCAAAAAAGCGCCACCAATAGCCAAAACCAAATAAAACAATTCTTTATTTTTCATTTTAATATTTTTTAATTTTGAGAATCTGGTACATCACTAGGAAAATAATTATTATTAGGATTAGGAAATTCGCCTTTATCTAATGGCCCTACACTAACACTTCCTTTTTTCTTATTTGCACTTTTAAAAGCTAAAAATATTACGCCATAGGCTAATAATATCCAAATAAGGTTATTTTTCTTTTTCATTTGTTAGTACTTTTTATAATTTTTGGTAAAACTAAAGCGACTACTATACCACCTACTAACCAGGGTAAATACTTTTGTAAGTAATAATTTAAAGCACCTTTTTTTTCTATTTCTTTTGCTATTGCTTCGTCTTGAACTTGTTTTAATACATTATTCAAACCTGGAAAATCTATATTGCTATCTTGTTTAGCATAAAATGGTTTATTATATGTATCATAAAATTGCCAATAAACCATTCCATTATATGTAACATAACTATAAACACTACCTAATAAACCACCAGATTGAATAGTTTTAATAACTTTTCCACCAGGTAAATCTAATAGATCTACTGCGCCTTTACTAAATAGGTTTTTACCTATTACCTTATCTGCTGTTATTGTAGCCATATTTATAACATTATAAGTAAACTTTTTAATTTACTATCACTCATTTGAGATAACTTTTTCAAGTGTTCCAATGTTACCCCTTTATTCATTAATTGGTTTAATATATCTATTGCTTCATCATTAATACCAGCTATTCCGCTAACTGCTACTGGTGAAGTATGTGATATCATTCCACCAATTAAACCAATTAAACCACTTACTAGCGCTTGGTGAACATCTGGATTGCTCAACAAAGCGTTAATAGGTGATTCTTGTTTATTATCTTCTTCTTCAAAGTCCATTTCATTTCCAGATATTCTTGATTCTAAAGCATTTAGTTTATCCATTATTTGCGACATAGCATAATTATTTGGCTGTGATGACATTGGTAAGCCATATACTGCTGATTCTAAAGCACAAGGTCTAAAATCTAAACTTGCATATACTGGTGTAGAGTTAGTAATATAACCTTTATCCTTTTTAGGGTGTAGCTTTATTGTTAAAACTTCAGTTACATTATTTTGCTCTGCAAAATTTATATCATTTTCCAATTTTTGGCGACCAGCTTCCATGTCGTCATTATTCCAGCTAAAAGACAAATTTCTACCACGCCATACAGAATAATATGGACTTTGTATATTTGAATCGTACCAGTCTAATAATGCACTTGTTCCAGTACACCACGCTTTATTTATTGCCATATCAATTTAATTTTACAAATAATAGAAAATCCCAAAACTATAAGCCACCCCAGTAGTTCCTAAAGCTGTGCTTGTAGATATATAACTTTTAGTCCAAGAAATATCTATGTCATTCATTTCTGGTAACATAAATACAAAAGGACTTGTTAAATCACTAATACCATTAAAGTTTAATACTGGTAATTGTAAAACAATCTGTAAATCACCTTGATATAAAGTTAAATAAGATTGCTTTAAATCTGCCAATGTAGTTGGTGTACTTCCACTTAACGGAGTTTTTGTTATAGCTGTTGGAGTATATACTTGTATCCCTTGAATTTTGGCCCCTCGTAATTGTGGTTGGTCAGGGAAAAAAAACTTTGTTAAAGTACTTGATGAAGGCACATTTATTTCAACTGCCTGATATCTTTTTACTATCATTTTTTTTTAATTTATAAAATAAAAAATTAGGGGAATATAGTGTCCCCTGGCACTAGCGTATAACTTCGCCAAAGTAATTTATATGCCTTATTTTACCGTAGTAACATTTTGACAAAGTATGCCATGTTGAATAACAGCAATAAAGCTATTTGTTGCAATAGAACTAGGCGCACCATTTGCTGTTAATTGGAACTGAATATTTGCAGCACCATTCATAACAATATTTGGCTCTACTGGATAAAATGGACTTTCGCTTAAATCTACTTGGTCTAAACTATAGACTGCTGGAGAAGTTGCGGATGCCGCATTAAAGTTAGTATTTTGTTGAGTTTGTGGTATATATAAATGTCTTAATACATCCCAAGCTGGTAAAATTTGTTGGTTGTTTACAGCCAAGTTCAAATACCCATTATATAAAGACCATAACGCATCTGCACTTGTTGTAAATGCTGTCTGGTTAGGGTAAGTATATAATTTTGCGTTTGTCGCTGTTGATGTACCGATACCAAATACTACTGCAAATTCAGTAGCAATAAAAATATCTTGTAAGTTAAGGCGCTTTTCGTTTACACGAACTGCACCATTTTGTGTGTCGTTAACTAATACTGGAATGTGATAGTTAGCGATTGATGTTGACAAAGCAACTTCACTTCTTAAAAAAGATTGTGTTAAAACCGCTTGGTCAACACTATATCCTAAACCTTTTACTAATGACTTTGCACTTTCAAAAGTCATTCTTGCACCCATTTGAGTAGCCATATTTTTTTTATTTTATTTGTTATTTACTAAAAGTTAAAAAAGTTAGATTAACAACCTAATTCATCTAATCCTGCGATAGACGGAGTTAAATAAGCTGAATCTGGAACAGACATACCATAACCGCCACTAATAGCTGGTACTTGGTAATTTGGGGTTTCAAGACCACCAATTCCATTAAGTACGCCAAAAGATTGAATTAATTTAAGTCCACCAACTGCAACCATACCAGCACCGATACCAGTACCAGCGTTACCCTTAATAAACTTAGGTAAAAATAGACCTACCGCAACTGGGATAGCACTTTTTACTTTGTCATTTAAAGTAGAAGGTAAATACTTTGTTACTGCACCAGCCATTACACCACCAGCTACTGCATATAATACGCTAGAAGCCATGCTTCCAACTGCGCCAATTCCAGACATTCTGCGTCTGCGACTTGTTTTGCGACTTGCTTTTTTTCTTCTTGCCATTTTATTTTATTTTTTGTTTATAAGAAAATCATTAATTTATTTATATTACCATAGTAATTGGTCTGCATAATATCCTGGCGAACCTTTTACTAATCTATCTTTTTTATGTCTTATTTTATATAATCTTCTCCTTTCATCTGCTATTTTTTTTCCATATTGTTTTAAATAATTTGGATAATCTAAATAGTTTATATCTCCTACGCTTACTATAAAATTTCCATATACATCATATACATCTATTTTTTTATTCTTTTTATCACTTTCTATTACAATTACATTTAACTTTTTAGCCTTATTTTTAGTATATGTAGTTATTATATACATAAATTATTATTAAATATATTTTTTTAATTCTCTATAATGTGTATTAAGTTCTACTAAATATTTTTTATATTGTTTTATCTTAAGTGTGTATTGATATCTTTGTGAAGGTGGTACATCATTTTTATATCCTTGTAATTTTAAAATAGCTTGTTTAGTATTTGCTATTTTTTCTCTTACATTATATAAATCTTTAAACATTTTATCTTCTATTCCAGTCATAGCTGAACGACTTATGTCGCTTCTATTTGCTCTAGTTTCGTAATATGTGTTACCACTAGCACTTGTTCTTTTACCTGGCGCCAATGCTTTACGCTTTGCGTCCTGGTTTTTACCCCTATCTGTTCTTTTTGAAGTTCCAGTTTGATAATTTACTTTATATGTAGCTTTTACCTTTTTTGTGGATCTAGACTGCCTAGCTACTTTTTTAACTAATGGTTTTTTAACAGCAACTTTTTTAGCTGGTAACTTTTTTACTGACTTATTTAATTTTTGTACTTCCTTTTTTATATTTGGAATTAATTTTTCTAATTTTCTTCTAACTCCGTAAGATTCTACATTTGAAGGTGTATTGGTATAATATTTTATATATTCGGTTAAATCATAAGCTATTTCTTTACTATCACTATTATTACTTATAGGTATTATTTTTTTATTATTAGATAAATCAAGAACTTGTATAATATATAAACCAGTTTCTTTATCTATTTCTTTTTTAAATCCTATTTTAAGTCCTAAAATTTTATATGTAGCATTTTCAATATTACCAATACCAGATACTATTTTGATATTTACATTATGACTTTTAGAATCTTTACTATTATCAGTACTAGATTTTTTAAGTGGCGCTTTTTTAATAGCACCTACTTTTTTTCCGTAAACATAAGCAAAAGCCTCTTTTAAAGAAACGCCAGTCTTTTTTCTATATTCAATAGCTTTTTTAAATTTTTCTTTTGCTGTATTTTGTGCTTGTGTCATTTAATTATTTTTTCTTTTTTGTAAAAAAGTAAATACCAGCACCAGCCAAGGCAACTATGATCCATGGAGAAATTCCAGCTTGAGTAGAATTACTACTTGAAGGTGCAAATAAGTTAGATAATGGACTTTGTTTTGAAACTAAATAATCTGCTTCCTGGTTTAATCCACCTTTTCTTAATTTATTTATAATATCATTAAAAGTTACATTTCTATTTAATATTTTATTAAATCCTATAACTTGATTAATATTATTAGCTTGAATCCAGGATAAAATATTACTAGCTTCATTTGGAATACTATCTCCGTCAGTTAATACCCAATATCCAGCACCATTGCCTACTGGAATACCTTTTTGTCTATCTTGTGCATCCCACCCTTTCCAGTCATTTGGATTGGCTTGATTACTAAAAAAACCTTGTACTATTGGTAAAAAGTTTGATATAGTACTAACTATTCCTGGTAAAGCTGGTAAAAATCCAATTTGATTACTATAAACATTACATTTTTGTATGTCTTTTGTTACTTTATTAATAGCTACTTTCATTTGTAAATCATTTTGACTACCAGGTACTATTTGACCATTATTTAATAACTTTTGCTGAATAGTAACTAATTTATCTCTATAATTTTGTAATTGTTCTAATGTGGGTTGTTTTGAGTCTATCCCAGACATACTAA